CTCAACAATTTTCAGTAACTGAACCTCTAGAAGTTTTGGAGATTGGTACTGGCTACATGATGGTCAAGCGAGAAGTGTTTCCTATTTTGGAAAAAAATTATCCTCAATTGCGTTACAAACCTGACCATGTTGGGCAAGCACACTTTGATGGATCACGTTACATTCATGCGTACTTTGATACCGTGATTGATACACTTGATAGCGCAACTGGCGGTGGCTCTGATAGGTACCTAAGTGAAGATTATATGTTTTGTCAACTATGGCGCAAAACAGGTGGTTCTATCTTCTTGTGTCCATGGATGAGAACACAACATATCGGTACATATCCTTTCACTGGTAATCTGGCTAAGATTGCTGAATTGACGGGTAAACTGTAATGGCAAATGTCTGGGAAGCACAACTTGATGCCATTACAGCATCACAGACTGCTACTACAGGCGGTCGCAAATTTGACGGAAACAAACTAGAATATGGTTTGATTCCGCCACTCGCTCAACAAGAGATGGTAAGGGTTCTTACTTTTGGTGCTCAGAAGTATGAAAGAGATAACTGGAAAAGAGTTCCCGATTCCAAACGCAGGTACTTTGATGCGATGGAACGCCACATATGGGCATGGAAAATGGGTGAGCAACTAGACCCAGAATCAGGTATTCATCATCTAGCCCATGCTATGTGTTGTCTATCATTTTTATTTGAGCATGATGTTAAGTATTCGCTTGACAATGCTGAATGAATGTTGTATAATTAAATTTTTTTGGAGAGTATATTATGAAATTGTCTAAAGACACCTTGAGTGTATTGAAAAACTTTGCATCTATCAACGATGGAATTATGTTCCGCAAAGGTAATGTATTGCGTACTTGTGACGCACAGAAACAAGTATTGGCTGAAACCACAATCACAGAAACGATTGATGAAGATTTTGGTATCTATGACCTGAATAAATTCCTTGCAGTCCTAGGATTGCATCAAGATAATTCACAACTTAATATTGATACCGCTACTAAATCAGCCGTTATCAATGACACCACTGGTCGTAGTAAAATCACATATCGGATTTGTGATGCGACTATGATTAAGAATGCATCAGATAAGTCTGTTAAGATGCCTGACCCAGAAGTAACATTCACTCTTAAACAAGAGGATCTAGAATTCATTTTGCGTTCCTCATCCATTCTTGGAACACCACACATTGCGGTAACATCAGATGGTCAAAAAGTTTCTGTGACTGCATTTGATGACAAAAACACATCTACCCATAGCAATCAACTTGAAGTCGCTGAAGGTAATGGTAAGAAATACAAGATGCTTTTCAAGACTGAGAACATGAAAATGATTCCTGGTTCTTATGAAGTTTCTATTTCTTTCAAAGGTATCGCACACTTCAAGAACACCACAAAGCCATTGCAATATTGGGTTGCTACCGAACTTGGCTCAACCAACGAAGGTTGATTTTTTGATTTTTTTATTATGGAGTTTTTATGCAACATTTATTGTGGACGGAAGCACACCGCCCCAAAACTATTGAGGAGTGTATTCTACCAGACCGCTTGAAAAAGCCGTTTCAGGAATATGTAAACTCGGAAAAGATTCCGCACCTGTTGCTTTCAGGTGGCGCAGGTGTAGGAAAGACCACGGTTGCTAAGGCAATGTGTAATCAGATTGATGCTGATTACATTATGATTAATGGTTCTGATGAATCTGGTATTGATGTATTTCGTACCAAGATTAAAGACTTTGCATCTTCAATGTCATTCACTGGCGGTCGCAAAGTTATCATCATTGATGAAGCTGACTATCTGAATCCTAATTCAACACAGCCAGCTTTGCGTAATGCGATGGAAGAGTTTGCATCAAACTGTTCATTCATCTTTACATGTAATTTCAAAAATCGCATCATTGATCCGTTGCACAGCCGCTGTGCTGTTATTGACTTTGCTTTGAAGAACGATGAAAAGACAAAGATGGCTGGTCAGTTTTTCAAACGAATCCAGACAATTTTGCAAAGTGAAAATGTTGAGTATGAAGACAAGGTAATTGCTGAGTTAATCAAGAAACACTTTCCAGACTTTCGGCGTATTCTAAATGAACTGCAACGCTACTCACAGTTTGGTAAGATTGATGTTGGTATTCTTGCACAGATTGGTGACATATCAATCGCAGAAATCACCAAGCACTTGAAGAACAAAGACTTTGGTGCAATTCGTAAATGGGTTGCTACTGCTGACTTTGATGCCGCAACATTGTATCGTAAACTGTATGATAGTCTTTATGAAGTATTGCAACCACAAAGCATACCTCAAGCGGTTATCATCCTAGCCGATTATCAATACAAGCAAGCATTCGTTGCTGATGCTGAGATTAACACCGTTGCATGTTTGACAGAACTTATGGTAAGCGTGGAGTTTTTATGAGCGACTTTGAAGTACATCCAATCGGAACAACTATGGAGATTAAATACTCCAGAGAATTAGCTAATGCGATTGAACAAATTACATATCAATATGGAAATGGTATTGTGCCTAAATCTGTTCTCAATGCATACTTGAAACTGAGACAGCACTATGCTGTTCAGATTGAATCGGAAAATCTATGATATTAGATTTATTCAAACCCACATTTGATTGGATCAAAGATGATTTTAAGTCTAATAGAATTCGGTTTTGTATTGAGTTGCTTGCTTGGGCTATCAGTATTGGTTGCTCAATTACTATGGCAAGCACAGTCCCAAACCCACCTCTTCTGGCTCTCTATCCTATTTGGATTGCTGGTTGTGCCTTGTATGCTTGGGCTGCTTGGTCTCGGCAATCTTTTGGCATGTTGGCTAACTACTTATTGTTGACAACTATTGATACCATTGGTCTGATTAGGATGTTGACATGATTGATTTGAATACATTTTTTGAAGATGGCATTCTTCAAAATTATGTAAAACAAAAAACATATGATCCGTGGATAGGAACGTCGTTTGAAGGATATTTAAATTTATCAAATACACAAATGGGTGCTTTTGGTGAAATTTTAGTTTCAAAGATAATGGACAAAAATGGTAGTGATGTTTGTAAAAGGTACAATTCAGGACACGATAGAATTATTGATGGCTACAAAACAGAAATAAAATTTAGTTTAAGTAGAAGAATAGATTTTTTTACGTTCAATCATCTTGCCTGTCATAAGGACTGGGAAAGACTTATATTTCTCGGTGTAAATCCAGATAATCATTTTCGTATGAATTGGTTATATAAAGAAAAGTTTATATCAAATATCAATTCAGATAGTCGTATATTTAGGCATCAACAAGGTGGAGAAGAAGGAAAAAACGATGATTTTATGTTTGCTGATAAATACTCTAAACTAGAAGAAACTGGTATTCTTCAAGAAATGGATACATGGTTGGAAGATGGTATAAAAAAAATAGGACTTCAATTATGGATGTAAGTATTGATAAATTTTTAAATGTTAGAAATTCTACACGTAGTTTAACTGATTCCGAATTTGATTTCATTCTTCCTGAACTCGCTAAACAATTAGAAAATATTGATTTCATCACAAAATATACCGATAATCAATTAAAAACAGATTGGAATAATTTGTGTCTATGGAATTCAAATAGTGAGTATATAAATTCCACATCAAGAATTGGTATGAAATTGTGTGAACATTTCTTTCCTAATTTTTATGATATTGAAAATAATAAAGGAAAAAGTTTTTCCAATTTATGGACAAAAGAAAATCTTGAGAAAATTCTGAAGTGGAATAGAAAAAGTCATAGTACTCCTTATCTATCCGAGTTGAGAAGAGGAATTTATTTTTGTTGTGGTATTACCAAGAGTACAATGTTTCGCCCTCAAATGGCAAAATTGTTGTGTATTAAATATCAACCAAAAATAGTTTTTGATCCATGCGCTGGTTGGGGAGGAAGAATGTTGGGTGTTGTCGCATCTGGTGCAGAATATATTGCGTTTGAGCCAAATACAAAAACATATAAAAGTTTAATAAATTTATCTAAATTTTTGGGAATTGAAAATAGTGTTAGATTGATTTGTGATGATGCGCTTAAAATGGATCAATATTCATTGCCAAAAATTGATATGATATTAACAAGTCCTCCATATTTTGATTTAGAAATCTACACGCATGAGAATACACAATCTATCAAAAAAACATCTAGTTATGAAATTTGGAATAATGTATTTTTATTTCCATTAATTCAAAAAAGTTTGTCTTACTTGAATGAAGATGGTGTTAGTTGTTGGAATGTAGGAAAAGTTTCGGGTCGGAATATGTTTGATGATGTAAATGTTGCACACTCACAAATGAATTATACTAAAATAGCATCATTTGCTGTTGTTAGTAGTAAGCGTCCTACTCTACAAAATAACAATGGAAATGCTAAGAGTAACGATATAACAGAGATTTATAAAAAATGAGCAACCCATTTGAATATGTAAACCAGATCCTGCATGGTAAAAAGCAGTTGATTGTGGATGATGCGACTGAGAAATCCTATGAGCCATTTCTGGTGAATCGTGCGCTTTCCTACCACAAGGACTGCATCATGTACGCCAACGAAATGAATCGTAGGGCTCTCCTAGACAAGAAACTACAAAATGACTATTTACTAAATATAGTTAGGTCCAAGAAAAGACCTTTCAATAAGTGGGTTAAGGCTGAAAAAAGTGAAGATATAGCATGTGTAAAGACATACTTCGGTCTATCCGATTCTAAAGCCCGTG